CGGAGGATTTTGATGTGGAAAAAATGCGCTTTGTTCTTTCTGGCACTGTCATTGCATTTTGCCTTGCCGTCATGGGCTGCGGAACCAGACCCATTGTCATTACGACAGACGATGCTGTCATCGGCGCTCAGAGAAGCGCTGGCAAGCTCCAGGCAATCCATGACGGACTTGGAAGCATACTACAATTCCATGATTCGTGGATTAGAGATTCAATTGGAGACGCAATCGCAGGAATTGATCATGCTTTCGCACTACTTGACGAATACGATCTATTCGTTCAGAGCCTTATCGCAAGAGTTAGAGAACTCTACGCGCTTATATCTATTGGAGAGACAGAGGAGACAGAAAAATGAGAGAATTCTTTTCACGATTGGCTCGGTGGCTTTTGCCTTTATTGTTGCAAAAATTATCGTCTTTGCACTCACGTTGCGTGGCATACGAGTGCCAAAATGGGTTAAAATCCTCGTCTAAAGACAGCGAGGCCAAGGCAAGCGAATTGCCCCCAAGCTAAGGCAGGGCATACAAACAAATTTCATACATGAAATTTTACGGAAATGGGGCTGTTACTTCTTTTGCCTGTTGCGTTGGGTCGAGGAGGTTAGCGATTTTCGTGCCAGGGAAGACCAAAATATCATTAACCTGTTTGATGAGTTTGTCGCTCGCGGATGGCTCACAAACGAATGCAAGGTGCTTCAACCTGTTTTAATCCAAAACCATCTCGCTGGGGCTAATATTTTCAGCGCGGTTACCCATGAAGCTTTACGGCCAGCGGATTATATCACAGTGGAGAGAGTCAATCATGGCACATGGCCGCACTTCATTCTTCACATTGGCACTAAAATCTGGGATAGTTGGGCAGCTCCAGGCAAGTACGTTGCGGTAAACTGGCGGAGAATTATCTGAAAAAATATGCCGCACTTGCTAGCTTTCAGGCGCGGCAAAAAATAATGTTGAAGGCAGAATGAAAACAGTCAAGATCGATGGCGAGATAGGATATAGCTGGTGGACTGGTTCAGGTGTCACCGCTAAAACTGTCAAGCAGCAGTTAGAAGGAATCCACGATGGCGAAGATATAGAAGTCGAAATAGATTCCCCCGGAGGATCGGTCTATGAAGGCGTAAGAATATTTAATCTTATAAGGGATTATGCCAAAAACGGACACCCTGTGGCAACGCGCATAAACTGCCAAGCATTAAGCATGGGCGCATACATTGCCCACGCCGCCCGCACCGTGGATAAAAATGCCGTCGTATCGGTTTGCGAAAACTCCGTCTACATGATCCATAACCCATGGATGTACACATGGGGTGACTACCGCGAGCTAAAAAAAGACGCGGAATACCTTGAGAAGCTGGCGGCAATGTACGGATCGGTGCAATCCGCCATTTCCGGAAAGACGGAAAAGACAATCAGAAAGGCAATGGACGAAACCAGCTATTACGTTGGAAAAGAAATCGTAAATGAAAAATTCGCAAACAATTTCGATGCGATTATCCAAGGCGACGCAGACGAAAAAAGTGAGACAGGAGCTGTCGCAAGAGACAGCTTAATTATAAACGCAAAGTGCGCGTTTGACAGAGCGGTGGAAAACGCGGTAGCCGCAGGCAAGGCCAACGGCAAAGCCTATAAAAAAGACATGAAAAAAGCCGCCGCGTTTTTCCAAGGATACCAAGTCCCCGCCTCTGAAATTGCAGCAACCCCGGAGGCAGGGACTAACGCGCACATTGCAAACAAACCTGACGGAGGAGAAGAAAACATGACCCCTAAAGAGCTACAGGCCAAAAGCAAAGACTGCTACGAAGCCGTTTTCGCGCTTGGCAAAGAAGCCGCGCTGGAAGAGGGGCGCGCAAGAGTCCAGGCCCACATTATGCTGGGCAAAGAGGCGGGCGCGTTGGAACTCGCCGTCAAGTACATCGAGGGCGGGGAGTCCAGCATGGATGAAAAAATCCGCGCCGAATATGTGGCGGCAAACATGCGGAAAGACCGCATTGATGCCAGAAACCAAGACGACCCGGGCAATGTGAATACCGGCGACGACGAGGGCGGAGCCGATTCCGCCGCCCTTGTGAACGCCTTCAAGGCCGGAACACAGGGCAAAAGATTAGGGGGAGAATAATGGGCGGAGTTAGTTTTCACACAATCGTCAGCAAGGAATTACAGCTTGGCGGTTGTGAATTCGAGCAGGGCATGATAGCCCTTGAAGGGGGAAAGACCGTCAAGGCGGGAACAATCCTCAAAAGAGCCGACGAGCGAAAGTTTGCGGTTGCGGAGCCGGACGATACCTTTATCGCCGTGGTTCCGTTTGACATGGCCAACGCCGATCCCAACGATGCCATCCTGGGCTTCCGCGCCATCATATCCGGACGGGTGCGCAGGGATATGCTTAACGTCAACGGAACAACACCTATCACGAGCGCCCAGGCGGACAACCTCCGCGCCAACGGCAATATAATAGCGGTGGAAAGCACCGACATATCCAGGGCAAGCCCCAGCTAAAAGGAGTAACAAGATTATGGCAGACATTATGCCCGACATGCTTCAGCATGTCGCCGAGATGTTCCAGCAGCAGCCCGACGCGAGAAACATGGGCTTCCTGACCTCGCTTTTCAAGGTGGGGCCGGACAGTTTTACCGACGTTGACAAAATAAGCATGGACATGGTTTACGGGGGAAACGACATGGCCCCCGTTATTCGCGATCTTGGCACCGGCGCGGTCGTGGTAACGATTGACAGGTTTGAAAACATGGAAGTCCCCTTCCCCGTTTACTCGCTGGAAACGCCCGTGAACATCCGCGAGCTTATGAACCGTATGCCCGGAGAAAACGCATTTCTGACCACTAGGGGTGTAAACTGGATGGGGCGCATGGCAAAGCTGATCAAAGACGGCACCTCCCGACACATCCGCATGATCAAGAACGCGATGGAGGGTCAGGCGGCGCAGGTGCTCACGACCGGCAAATGCACGCTTACCGACGAGGACGGCAATGAGATAAACGTTCTGGACTACCAGATACCTGCCGCCCATTTCCCGGAAGCGGCGGTGCCGTGGACAGAAAGCGGCGCAAAACCGATAGACGACCTGAATATCCTGGATGATACCATCCGCCCGGCGGCGCAGTGCGACATGGCAAACTACGTCATGGGCAAGGACGCGTGGCGCAACTTCCTGAAAAACGAGCAAGTACACAAAAATCTTGACACGAATATTCTGAACACCATGCAAATCGCGCCGGAGATGCGCGACAAAGGCGCGGCTTACCTTGGGCAGCTTAACCTTGACGGCAAGATCAGGATGTTCTGGGGCTACGACGCGACATACAACCCCTGGGGGAAACCGGGCGCCACGGAATATTTTCTTGACCCCGGAAAGGTTATCGCGCTCGCGGCATACGAAAAGCTCGACTTTCGGCGGTATTTCGGCGGCATACCGAACATCAAACTTGATCCCGTTTTCGATCCGCTGTTTGGCAACAAGCTCACGGTCGAGGGCCAGTATGATTTTAAAATTCGCGTGTGGTTTGACGAGGCGGCGGAAACCTACAAAGGCCGCACAAGGAGCCGGCCGCTATGCGTTCCGGCGTCAAAATTGCGCTTTGGCTGCATGACGGCCATACCGGCATCGGCATAGGGGGTATTGCATGTACATTGTCGCACCCGGGAATTCGTTTATCACCGCCCGTGGCAATATTGGCCCGGGCGGAGAAATCAGAAAAGAAGATTTTGCCGCCGAAGACTCTTTTTTAAGGCTGGTTTCGCAAAAGCGCATTGTCGCCGGCAAGTCAAACGAGGCTCTGGAAAAGGAAGCCCGCGAAAAAGAAGTGGCGGAGGCGAAGGCGGCAAAGGAAAAAGCCGACAGGAAAAAGCAGGATGCCAAAGCGAAAGCCGCCAATCAATTGACGGTTGCGGAAACCGCCCTGAAAAACGCGCAAGAGGCGCGGGAGACGGCAAAAGAAGCGGCAGATAAAATTTCCGGCGAGCTTGTCAAAGATCGCAAAGCCCAGCTTGACGAACTTGCAAAGAAGGTCGAGAGCCGCGAAAAAGCGGCAAAGGATGCCGAGGACGCGTCCGAAAAAGCCAAACCCGAAAAAAAAGAAGAAGCCGAAAAAAAACTGCTTGCCGCAACGGAAAGCCTTGAATCGGCAAAAAAGGAACTGGAAGAATTCCAAATGACCGCTACCCAGGAAACGCCGGAACTTTTAACGGCTCTCGCCACGTTGGAAAAGGCCAACGATGCCTTAATCGAGGCCGAGGCCAATGTGGCGGAAGCGGAACAAGCGGTAAAAAAGGCGAGCTAATGGCGGAAAATCTGCGGGAAAAGGCAAACAGGTATTTGGAAAAAACTCTCGAAAACCCAAAGACGGCAGGGAGTCCATATGCCATAATTGACCCGCATAATAACATATATCCCGTTACCGGCACCGTGGGCGATACGCACCTTGCCGTGGACGAAAGCGGCCAGGCGGCACAGACAAAACAGATCGTGGTAACGTGCCTCATGCGCCGGCTTTCCGTGGAACCCAAAAGGGGCTGGCGGGTGCAACTACCGGCTCTTGCCGGCGAACTTGAAAAATATTTTATACAAGAAGTGCAGCCCGACAACACAATCGGGCTGTACTATTTTGTCTTGGGACATGACTTTACGGGAGAGGCGGCGGCATGAGCGAACCTCTAATAACCGAGCTGATAGATGCGCCGGCCAACGCCGAAAAGGTGAGGGATCAAATTGCCGCCGTTTTATCGCTGGAACTTCAAAATCAGTATAGGCTGGCAAAGGAAAACGCCGCCGAAGGCGCGGAGGATTACAACGTAAAAATATTTGTCGATAATTCCCGCCCATACGATGCCGCGACAAACGAACGCATTTCGATAATCAATATTACGCTTCAGGACATAACAGTGCCAAGATCAAATCCGCGCATAGGCAACCAGAAAACGCAAGGCGTTTTTGATATTTACTGCATAGCCAACGGCAACAGAGCCGCCGATTTTTACGACGACAAAGACGCGGCGGCTCGCGCGTGGAAAATAATGCGCCTTGTCTGGCGCATTATCATGTCCGAGCCTTACACATACCTTGGCATGAGGGGAACCGTTACCCACAGGACGTTTACCAAACTGGAAGCCGGAACGCCGAACGAACAGTCGGCGCAGTCAATCGCCGTAATCCGCGCGCCCCTGGAAGTGCATTTCGCGGAGGGATTTTTCGCTGGCCCGACGCTGGAATACGAAGGGTATGATTTTGAGGTAATACCGGTGACAGGGCAAATCGTCGCGACGCCCGGCGTTGCAGACCAAGTAACTGGAGTAAATAACAATCCACAGGAGGAGGGAGCTTAATGTTACCACCATCGGCAATATCCCGCGTAACCGGGGCGCATGTAGAGGCCAGAAATTTTAACCTGGGCGGAGCGCATTTTTTGCCGCAGCGATTGGCCGTAATCGGCACCGGCAATGACGACGCGGTGTACGATGCCAAAAAGCACGAGGCGACCGGAAGCGCGGATGCCATAGGACAGAGGTACGGGTACGGATCGCCGCTCCATCTTGCGGCAAGGCAGCTTTTCCCCGATGCGGGGGGCGGCGCCAATTTTCCCGTCACCTTTTACCCGCTGCAAAAGGCAGGCGGAAGCGTCGCCGCCACCGGCGCAATATCCTGCGAGGGCGTACCGACCGCGACGGGAAGCGGCACGGTAAGAATCGGCGGCATCGAGGTGGAATTCGCCATTGTCGAAAACAACACCCC